ATGGAATTGTTAGGTGAAACAGTCACTCATTTTGCACAAAATACTAGTTCTAATACAAATGTTGCTGAAAGTTCAGATAACAATCTATCAAATATGATTGAGGCTACTAATAAAACTCTAAATAGTGTTGTTGAGTTATTGGCGGGCATCTTAGGTCAAACTACAGAGGCTAACCAGTCAGTAGATGATATTGCTATGAATAAGTTTTCTAAAGCTGTGATTGCTAGAGCGGTTAGATCAGCTAATTAAACCAAAAACTCGCCATTAAATACACAATGCTTCGGGGCGGGTTTTAGAAAGGAGTACATATGAGTATGTTCGTGCTAAATAACGCACGTGGTGAAAGTGTTGATTTAAATTCTGAAAATTTATTTGGTAACACACCAACAGGATTGGGAACGGTGTTTACAAACACTTACAGTCAATATGAAAGTTATTTTAAAGCAACTAAAATAAATATTCAGCAAGGACAGATGCAATTAAATATATTGTTCGGGGATGTTGAAAGTCGAAGCTATCAGACATTCAGTCAATTTGCTACATTCTTATCATTTCAGCCATTAACACTTATATACAACACAGGTGCAGATACTTGGCATCGTGATGCAAGACTTACTTCACTTTCTAAAACTGAAATAGGTGGTTCTACTGTATTACAAACTGATAGGCTAGTAGAGCAGTTTACAATAGAGTTCATTAACCCTTGGTACAACAACAAACAAGGTAGATACAAGACATATAACATTGACACAGGTTTGAGCGTTTATGGCTCAGGCTTTTTTAATGAACAAGGTGACTTTAATCAGAACTTGATACTACAATCATCAGGTGAAAATGCATTAGTTGATTCAAGACCTAATTTATCAGGTGTAACAAATAATAATATCAACTCAACTATTTCATATGACAATGATGCTATTACATTGAATTACACGGGTACAGGTTCTACAGACTGGTACTACGGACTAGCAGAAGCTTATGCTAATATGTCTGATTCAGTACTTAGCTTTGATAAGACATACACTATTTCAGTTGACGTACAAGGAACTGTACCAAGTGTGGCATTTAGGGTTAATAATACATTTTCACCTACTACAAAAATTAGTAGTGACACATGGACTAGAGCAGTTTATACGTTTAGTATCCCTAACTTAACAGGTGCTACATTAAACAAGTTCTACATTCGATTAAATGCAATGGCAACAAGTAACACAGCAGGATTCGTTAAGGGTCAAACACTTAGATTCAGGCACTTTAAATTAGAAGAAGGCAACACAGCAACAGCTTATACAAGTGCCCCAGAAGACGGTGTAACAGATGCAAACATGAAGTATGGATTTGGATTCATGGGCTTGGCTTATGATGATGAAAACGGTAATAAGCCTTATGTAGATGAGGCGCAAGTAGATATAACAAGTATTGAATAACAAAGGAGGTTAACAACTTGGCATACCAACCAACAGACTGGAACATGGCGACATAATCACAGGCGGAAAATTAAATAAGATTGAACAAGAGCTAACACATGTGGCAGACAATGCTACTTATGGCTTTGGTGGTGCTCAATTATCAAGTGATGGCTTAACCCCTTTTAGTTATATCAATGCTGGTGACCCTATGCCTGCTAACCCACAAAAGGGTGATACGGTATTCCTTAAAGATGGTAGTGACTTCCTAATTTATTCATACAATGGCGAAGATTGGGTACTAAAAGTTGACCCAGATTTAAGCAATCGAATTGAAGAGACTATCAAGACAGCTTCTGATAACACAGATAAGGCTATTGCTGATAATAACACCCAAATTAATGAAACAATTAACCAAGTGGCTAAAGAACAGGCTGATTTAGCTATCAAAGACGGTGATTTCAACAGTAAAGCACAAGCAATGGCTGATAAAGCCTTAAGTGATGCTAAAGCTAACACAGCTACAGTAGCTAAAAGTACTTTAGACACAGCTAACCAGAATATAGCAGATGCTAAGAAGTCAGTAACAGACGACATAGCTCAGGAAGCATCAGATAGAGCATCAGCAGTAAGCGCTCTAGATACAAAGGCACAAGGTTATGCAGATACAGCTAAGAAAAACGCTATAGACGTAGCTACCAGTGCAGATGGTGTTATTAATAAGAAAATTGATGATACCGCTTCTAGTATTACAAGCACAGTTAGCCAAAACAAAAAGGATGCAGAGGGTAAAATAACTACAGCCCAATCAACTGCTACACAAGCCTTAAATGGTTTAAGTAGCAAGGTTGATACAGCCACATATAATGCTAAAACAGGGCAATTAAGCACTGATGTTACTAATGTTACTCAAACAGCTAACCAAGCTAAAACAGATATAGCATCAATCAAGCAAACAGACACCACACAAGATGCCCGTATGACAACTATAGAAGCTGATGCCAGTGGTACTAAAACTACTGTAAGTAACTTGCAAAAAGCGCAGAATACACAATCAGGTTCGATTAGTACATTACAACAACGTGCAGATGGATTCGATGCAACTGTTACAAAGGTTGATAACTTATCAGTTGGAGGTAGAAACTACTTCCTTAACTCATCTGGTACATCATTAGATGGATGGTATCAAACTAGTGGGTGGGCTGTAGTGTCTGGTACAAACAGAGGCACCGTATTTACAATAAAGCCTACAGCTACGTGGGGTGGCGGAAATTATAACGCTATATACCAAAACGGGATAAATATACCATCAGGAACACAAGTTACAGTAAGTTTTTGGGCTAAGGCTAGTGTTAATGGTGCTAAATTTCATTCAGAGCCTAACGGAAGTTACTCGACATATAATCCAACTCTAAGTACAGCATGGACTAGGTATAGTTACACATTTACGCTAACAACAACAACTATTTACTTTATGGGTGTTGATGCAGGAACTATATATTACCTAGATGATGTAAAAATAGAGACAGGTAACGTTGCCACTGATTGGACTCCTGCTCCAGAGGACGTAGATAGTGCAACTGCTAAGCTCAGCTAACAGCAGACCAAGCAACAACTGCATTAAACAATTATAAGATTAACGCAGATGGGCGTATAACTAAGGCACAATCTGATATTACACAGACTGCTAAGGATGTAACTACTAAGGTTAGTCAAACAGATTACAACGCTAAAACAGGTGATTTAGATACACGTGTTACCAAAGCTCAATTGACAGCAGATGGCGCTGTAACAACAGTAGGTGCTTATAAGACTAGTAATGACAACCGTGTTAAGGCTACAGAAACATCTATAGCACAGAACACTAAAGATATTACTTTGAGAGCAACTAGTACTGATTTAGATTCAGCTAAAAAAGATTATAATGCTCAAATTGCACAGGTTAATGTAAATGCTGATTCAATCACTAGTCAAGTATCAAGTGTTAATTCTAAGATTGATAACTTATCGGTTGGCGGTAGGAACTATCTTATTTCTGGTACAGCGGCTCTTGGTTTGGCTAGGTGATAACAGCATAATAGGACACAATGGAGCGCAAGGTGTTATTTATGATTATATCTCAACAACTGCAAAAGAAGTGTGGTCTTACTCCGTTTGGTCAGATAAACAATATACCGTCACTTCTGAGGGTAAATATTTACGATACGCATTATATGACAGTAATAAACAACAGATAATGCGTAAAGCAATTGGTTTAAATATGTCTACCGATACAGTAAAAGGTCAAATAGTTGTTAATGATAATAGCGCCGTGGCTTATATACGTATATCAATAGACTGGGTAGCTAATGGCTATGGGCACGCAAAATTTGAAAAAGGAAACACACCAACTGACTGGTCCCCTGCTCCAGAAGATGTTGATAATAAAATATCAGCTCAACAAGTAACCATAGACGGAATAACAGACACAGTATCTAAACAAGGTACTAACATTGATTCAGTCACTAAGAGAGTAACTACAGCAGAGGGCACACTTTCAACAGCAACAAACAATATCAGTGGTTTACAGAGTTCTGTTACTCAAACTTCTAACCAAATTAAGACAGAAATAACTGATAGGACTAAGGGTGATGCAAAACACTTTGCAAAGCTCAAAGGACTTTACACCAAAGTTCTATCACTAGTTATGACAAGGGTGTTCAAACACAGCTAACTCAAACTGCTAACGTATATTGGCACAGGTTGAAGCAACCAACATGGTAGCTAACTCAGAGTTCGACCCATTAAATGGTACATGGTACGCATTATCTAATGGTGGTTCTGTGGGTTCTACAGCAGGTGTTGCTTGGAGTGCTACACAAGCTACAGGGTTTGCGGATTGGCCAGTTGTAAATGGTTCTAGGGTCATATCATACGCATCAGCAACATGGTACACAAGTGCATTAGTTTCTACTAGTACTGGAAAAGTATTCAGTGCATCAATTGTTGCAGGACGTGCACCCGCACCTACAGTATCAACAGCACTTGATTATAGAATTGGATTTTGGGATTCAAGTAGGAAACTTTTAACCACATCTAGTGAAGGAAACATTATAGATGGAACAGCATACAAAGGTGTTCAAAAGTATGTAGTGGAAAATAAGACAGCACCTGCTAATACAGCATTTGTGTCAGTTATTATTGCACACTCATCAGCTAATGCTACTGATTATATAACTAGACCATCTTTGAATACAGGGGCTAAAGCCTCACCATACACACCAACGTATGGCACGTCTAGCAGTGCTACCAGTATTATCACTGTTTAAAGATAATTGGAGCATTGGTATCACTGATAATATCAGCAAAAATTACTAGTGGCATTGTTGGTAATGCATCTCAAATGAGCCTTATTAGCAAGAATGTGACGATTGATAGCCCTAATACTCAAATTAAGGGTACTGCATGGATACAATCAGCAATGATTGCTAACGGTGCTATAGGTAACGCGCAGATTGGTGATGCAACAATTACCAGTGCCAAAATTGCACAGTTAGACGTGGCTAAGTTGACTGGTAATGTTTCTACTTTCATCCAGTCAAACTGGAATGGGTTATATCAGTCAGTGAAGATTAGCCCAATAGGCATGACTATTAGTACATCACAAGGTAGTACAGCTCAATTTAATCAAGATGGATTAGTGTTAGATGGTGCTTTAGGTACTACAAACGTCCTAAACGGGCAGATTGAATTGATTAGCTCATCAAATGAGTATCTAGGTACATTCCAACATGAAACAATGCCAGAGCATGACAACGTAGACTATCTAATGATTAAACTAGCTGGATGGCATACATCTAAGCCAGGAGATTCAGACTATGACTTAAACTCAGACAGTTCTAACACCATTAGAGGTGGTGATGGTATTGGGTTTCGGTGTAACTAACAGTGTAGGTACTTATGATATGAAAATGTCATGGGATTCTAGCCTAGTAGCAGGATATAAGGGACGTAAAGCAGGGTGGCATGTTGAAGACATCATGACGTGGCACCAACCAACTTACTTTGAGGGTGGTTTTGACGTAGCACAACAATTTAGTTCTACAGATAGAAGAGCGTTGCATATCCAAGGTGCAACATTATCAAACGGGCATAAATGGTTTGGCTTCTTTGATACACCATCAAAAGCGGGCTTTGGGACAGATGATACCAATGACGTTCTATTTTACATGAAGGGTAAGAGTTACAGTCTCTATACCATGCTAAGCAAATTAAATATGCTATAAGAAAGGCAAATAAATGCAACCAAGACAAGAAGACGTAATTAACAGCTTATTGCAACAATTGACTAATTTAACTTATGTAAACGCACAGTTACAGTCAGTTGTTGCGCAATATCAAGCAAAGAACAAGTACAGTCAGAACAAGTAGAAGAGGAAAATAAATAATGACAATTAATAAGAGTGTATCAATCAACGCAACATCACAAACAACAGATGGCCAAGCAATTGCTTACTTTAGCGCTAATGTTTCAGATTCAGGAACATCAAGTAACATGACGATTCAAGATCAAACTTTGTATGAAGCTAATAAGTCACAAGTGCGCAAAGATAAGACTGATTTTGATAATGCTGTTTATGAGGTTGAAGATGCTCAAACATCTGCAACAACAGCAGGATAATACAATACCCCTTTGGGGTGTACATATTTGATATGGATAGGAGGTTTAAATGGCTACTAAATATGGATTTGTTTACATTGAAAGCAATGTAACAGGGCGTGAAAAAGCGATCACGTTAGACAACAACAGTGAATATTATGGCGTTCAGGCAGGTAGCCCATCCTTGGTAACTATCACAGGTAGATGTAACGTCTACCCAGAATGGCAGATTATCCAGGATGGCGCAGTCATAGGCAAGGCTAAATTTAGCTTATATCTAGCTGATAACCAGAGGTTAATCGTTAGTTTCTTATCCAGAAGACCAGTACGCAAGAGTGTATAACACAGATGGCACGTTCAGTGATGTTAGTCAATTAGCAGACTTTTCAGTTAACAACTATCTAAGAGTGCCAGAAGGTACATCAACTTTATTAGCTTATTTAGATGAAAATGCACAGCTAGATGTGACATTCAAAGAAGAGAGGTTGATAGTATGAGCTTGGCACTTGATATTGCAGTATTTGATAGTGCTAAATTAGTTATAAAAGGTACCTATAAATTATTCAGCTATGATATTCAGATGGATGCCTTAAGTAATGTTACCAGCTCATTCACGATTGATAAGAACACTAACATTTGACAGGTGATTATGTAGCTGTTAGACCAAACAATGGCACAACCTTAATGTATTACGGGCAGATTATAACAGTAGATGTAGATGATTCTAGTAACCTTATGACCCTAAGTGCTAATTATATTTGGAATCTACTTAACGGTGACATTATTGTGGGTAGCAAGAGTGGTAATAGCTATGAAGCTCATATATTAAAGCTAATAAACAACTATATTAACTCTAATATAGGCACTAACTTACTCAATAAGGGGCTTACTAACTCGACTAACACAGCCTTTCAAGTAACCTCATCAGATGGAATTAGTACAAGCAATTTTATAGACTACTTAATACGTGGATTCAAACTACATAACACAGTGTTTGAAGTTACAGGAGTAGGGCAAGGAATATCTAATGGTATTCCTTTTTATTATCCAAAAATTGACTTTCATCAGGTAAAAGACACTTGGAATTTAAAAATGATGTCTATGATTTCAATAATTGGGTAATTAGTGATTCAAGAAACCTACGAAATTATAATAACGAGCTTGGATCGTAGACCAGGCGTCGACAGACATGGAAAGCCCTACGGTGTTAGCACGCTATTGGCTCACTAAAGATGGCTCTATAAGTAAGAGCCTTACAGACAGCGTGGCTAAGCCTACACAGGTACAGATATATTTATTTGATAAAACAGCGACTGATAACCCTACTTACGACTCAATAGCACAAAGTAATTTATCAGCAAACACTTACTCTCATAGTATTCAATTTAGTGCACAACTAGGAAACAACTTCCTACCCCTAGAAAAAGTAAAGCTAGGGCTACAATCAAATATTTATTACGATAATACACAATATAAGTCAGTTCTTACAGCTTACAGTATCGACAGTAGTTCAGAAGTAGTTAATCTTACCTTTGGTAATCTACGCTTTGGACGAAATGACTTGTTTAGCACCACAAATTAGGAGGAATAGTAATGGCCATAACAATGTATACCAGTGATCGTGCTTTTGTCACACCGCGCGAAGTGGCATCAGCACAATCAGCTTTAGGTGGTGATACTTCAGGAGTATTAAAAAGAGGTAAGGAATTAAAAATAACAGTCAATGGACTAACAGCAACCGTTGATACAGGGCAAGTAATCGTTCTGGGGCGCTTAGTAGAGGTTACAAGTCCTACACAAATCACACTACCAGCCAACTCAAACGGTAATCTTTGCATCGTTGTTGACCTATCAAAGGCTAACACGGTACAAGGACAAGCAGGGCAACCAAACTATTACCCAACAATTAATCAAGTATATCCTAGTGCTGTAACAGGTGATTTAGTACAAGAAGACCTTAACAATGGTGGCTTTATTTATGAATTACCATTAGCTACATTCAGTACTACTGCTACATCAGGAACAGTTACACAACATAACCCAATGTTGAATGACAGCGGATGGCTAAACCTTGATATTGCTAGTACTGGATCAAAATTGTGGTCTGATAATGGTGCCCCTTGTTACGCTCAATATCGTGTAAGGGACAATGTTATGTTCCTTAGATGGCGTGGAGTAGACGTATCTAAGGCAAACAATGGTAATCAAATAGGGCGCGTTCCATGGAGCCTACGCCCAGACGTAGAAATTGCATCAGCTTCTAGTGATATTGGTGCTACTTCAATCTACCCTGTTATCAGTTACGTGAATGACACAACTACATTATGGGTAAGGGTTGTAGATAATCATTGTGGTAATTTGGTTGGTTCTATGAGCTATCCATTGCCAGTAGGTCGTTAAAGAAAGGAGGTGAATAAATGCAAATGCCACATGATTTGTTGAGTTGGCTAAGTGTGGGGTCTATTCTTCTGGGTGGTTTGTGGTGGGTATTGAAGAATACCATTGTGAACTCAATTAATGGATTGAGAACAGATATAGCTGGCTTGAAAGATGAGCTAAAAATATCTAACAGTATCACGGACAACCATGAGATACGACTCACTAAATTGGAAACGTGGAAACACGATAAATGGGAGGTTTGAAAATTGAATAAATTAAAACGATGGGTAGTCGCTTCATTCGGAGCGGTTGCCTTTTTTGGTGCAATGATCACAGGTGTGTCAGCCAATACTAATGGTATTGATGTTGCCAGTTATCAAGGTGACACAACAAGCTATTTTAGCTCATTCAAGCAAGCAGGTGATAACTTCACCATGGTTAAGTTAGGTGGACGCGGTGGCGGTGAGGGTGCTCATTATAGTAACCCGAAAGCCTATGCACAAATCCATAACGCTGATGCAGTTGGTATGCAAACAGGTGGATATTTCTGGGGTCAGTTTGGTGATTCAGTCAGTGATGCACAGTATTCAGCACAACTAGCTGTACAAGATGCACAGAATGCTGGATTAGCTAAGGGTAGTTACATTGCTCTGGATTATGAAGCAGGTGCTGGTGTCAACAAGGCTAATAACACTACGGCTATTTTGACATTCATGGATGCCATTTATAGCGCTGGTTACAAGCCAATGTTGTACTCTGGCGCTTACTACATGAAAGCAAATATTGATTTATCACGTGTTAATGTACGCTATCCAAATGCTTTGTGGGTAGCCTCTTATCCAACTACATCACATCAAGCAACACCAAATATGAACTATTTTCCAAGTATGTCCAATGTGAAGATTTGGCAATACGCTGATAATCACTACGGAGTTGACGGCAACGTCATGGTGGTTGGTTCATTGGATAACAACAAGCCAGCTGAGCAAGTTGCTTCTAAGCCAAGTCAATCAACTAACACGCCAAGTACACCAGCTAAGACTCAATACGCTACATTTAGTGGTGTATATGTTGCTGACTATTGGACACGATACAACAACAAAATGTATGGTGTGAACTTTGATATGAGCATCAAGCCTATTGATTACAATAACTATATTCCTATTTCAGCTATGACATTGACTGATAAATACGGTAACAAGTTAGGTAACCAGTATATTCAAGGCAATAACGGGCGTATGGAATACTTCACTTTGAACGGCAAGTACAAAGTGATTAGTCAAACAGCAACAACTATCAATGTTGAAATCGGTGGTGAACCCGTTAGCATGATGAAGGCGTTTGCCACAATCAAATAAGGAGAACACATGGATACGAATACAATTACTAAATTAATTACAGCGATCGCTATTGCAGCTATTCCAATTATTGGTGCATATGTCAGCAAGGTGATTTTAGGAAACAAACAGGTTGTTAACCTGATTCAAGTGTTATCTCCGTTAGCAAAAGATGCCGTAGTGGCTATGCAGAAGTTAGGTGTCACGGAGTTTTTGGAAGGTGAAGTTAAGAAGTCTGGCGCGGTTAAAATTGTTACTAAAGCACTAACTGCTCTAGGATTTTCTGATGCAGATGAAACATTAATCAAGAATGCAGTTGAAAAAGAATATGCCCTATTGATTAATGAGTTAGATCAAACTTATCCACAAATTACAGAGGAACAAGTTAAGGCACAAGAACAAGCTGAACAACAGCAAAGCGAATTAGCTAAGGCTGATAAACTAGCAAAAGCACAACAAGCATTAGCTGATGCACAAGCGAAGGTTAATTCCTTACAAAATTAAACAAACAAAAAAAGCCAACCGGATTAAGTTCTGGTTGGCTTTTTTATTTGCAAAACAGAACAAACGTTCGTATAATGTCATAGAGGTGACATTATGAACTATGACGACAAACTAATCGAAGAAATCAAAAAGCGATTCACTAAACAGAAGAACACCCTGTATTGGGTGCACATCGTGTATCAAAGATATTCCAAGCAGTTAAACGTGTTCTTTGAGTACGCCAAAATAGGTATGGCCACCCATTCTGAACAAATAGGTAGGTACGTTGAATCTGAAAAGGATCGCATGCCTGAATTAGCGAAACGTATCAAGAAAGAAACAAACGTAAATGTAGAACTTGGCGATTTTTGATGGATTTAATATTAGTTATTGTTTTCGGAGAATTTATTGGTTAAAATAATCATGTGATTATATTAAAAGTAATTACGCGGCCCGATAGCATTCCGAGAAGCTTTACCCCTATCGGGTCTTTTTATTACAAAATATTTAAAAACACTTTTTAAAATTAGTAGTGTATAATTATTTTTAAGCCTAACAGACTTTCTTCGCTCTATAAGTATAATTACCTGAGTTATTTTTGTTCGCTTATTCATCTGTTAGGCTTTTTACTTGCAAAAATGCATGTCAATATAGTAGAATTATTTTACGCCTAGCTGGCAGTCAAACTCCATGATAATATCCTCCCAAGGTGATTATCAATTTATTGCGCATCCTGCTAGGTTTTTATATAGATGAAACTCGTTAAAAAACCGGCTAGAAATTAATCTAGTCGGTTTTTTATTTGTAGTAAATTTGTAGCAAATGTAGTAAATTTTAAGTGAAAAATAATGAATAATAGTGAATTTTTAGAAAATAAGTAAAACAAAAACCGCTAATCAACTTCTTGTAAATGTTGATACATAGCGGTTTTATTTAAACCAAAATTAGCATTGGCATAATCATTGGTTTGCGAGCTGTTTCTTTGAATAAGATTTAGGGGTACTGGTACATAAGGTTTTTAGATACCCTTGTAGTAAAACTGTAGTAAATATCGAAAATTATAGTGAATTAAGAAGCGTGATGGTGTGTGAAATTTCCTTATTTCGCTTCACTTGTAAGAGGTGTAAATACGTCTTTTGAGTGATAGAAATATCTTTGTGCCCCAATCTTTCACTTATATATTCTACAGCAACGCCCTGAGAAATTAACATAGAAGCGTGGCTGTGTCTTAGTCCGTGGAAAGTAATCCTTTTGGGGATGTCTAATCGTGTTAATATTCTTTGCAATTCACGATTAACACTGGATTGCTGACGATCAAATAATCTTTCATTGTTGTCTTTGGATAATGTAAGTAAGTAATCTGTTAACCATTCTGGAACGTCTACAGTTCTGATTGAACTAGGAGTTTTAGGCTCTTTTACAATATTCAAACGTTCTTCATAGGACTTGCTGATATTGATTGTTCTATTACCGATGTCATTAGGAGTAAGGGCTAATACTTCTCCCAATCGAGCACCTGATAAAGAAGCTACTAACATAATATCATGAGTTGGCTCATGGTTTTCTTTTAGATATTCTATAAAACATTTAAAGTCAGTATATTCTAAGAACTTTAGTGAGCTATCTTTGGCATTAGTACCATGCGGTTTTGCTCTTTCAAAAGGATTGACCCTTATTATTCCATCAGCTACGGCATCCTTTAATATGCCACTTAAATGTCCTTTGACTTTTTGGCTAGTAGCAAGAGAATGAGAGAGCCCATATTCGTTTAAAAATTTTTGGGCATCATGACGGGTTACTTGATCTAATGATGTATTTTCAAAGTATTCGCTAACAGCTTTCAAAGTCATTTCATAACCAACATGAGTTGAACGTGACACGTCTGTTTTATATGTATCAATCCAGTCACTTATATAGGAAGAAAGGAGTTGTGACGGTTTAAAATCAATGTCACCATCAATCTTAGATCCTTCCGTTTTTATAGCCCATTGATTTGCTTCGGTTTTTGTTTTGAAACCTGATTTAGTTTTCTTTTTATATCCGCCTTGATAAGGGACGGATACACTAACGGTAAATGTTTTACCTCTTTTATATATTGAAGCCATACAAAAATCTCCCTTAAAAAGAGGGCTTATATCTGTTATAATCTAATAGAACGCCCCGTGCGTTTGTAGTATACTTTTAGCACACCCAGTGAACTTTTGCAGGTTGGGGTGTGCTTTTTTATGTACGCCCATAAGGGCATTGACTAGTTATCATTCAGGTGTTGAATAGCGTAATTTGCTTCATCTTGTGTGAATTTCTCACCAGCTTCGGAAGTAAGTTGATCTCGAATAGCTCCAGCAGACATGCTCATTTCTGATTGGTATTGCTTTGCTTTTTCTAAGGCGTTTTTGTTCCAATCAGCTTTCACATTATCAACCGCGTATTGCGCAGCGTCTGCCGGAAATTGTTCTCCGGCATCAGATGTGAGTTGGTCATATATGCCAGCTTTTGACATGCTCATCATATTAGCATATTGCGTAGCCTTTGTAAGAGCTGATGTAAATTCAGCTGAAACTTTTGGCTTTTCAGAACTCGAAGAACTTACTGTCTCCTCGCTCGACGAACTTTCATCGTCGGTTGCTTTGGTTGATTGTGTTGAATTAGATGATTTTGATGAACTTTTATCAGAACCACCGTTCATGGCACTTGAAAAAATTGCTATAACTACTATCGCAAGAATCCAGAACCATACACGTTTGTAAATTGGTTTCTTTTGCACGTAGGTTTTCCCATCGTCTCCAACGATTTTCTTACTCATATCTCAATATCTCCTAAAGCTTTTTAATGTGGACGCTCGGCACATAAACTCATTCTACAACACTAAGAGATTTAAATGTTTCATTTGCATAATTTTCCAGCCAGGAGGGCACATGGTAATATTCCATAAAACCATTAACAGTAGTTGGCATTTCAATAGACATTAACATCTTTATAGCGTTTCTGTGGGCAAGCAATTCTTCACCGCGTTTACCGTATTCGCTGAATTGATATACAGCTTGCGCTTCGTGATCTCCATACAATATATGACTTAATTCGTGAGAAAGTCGATAACAATAATCAACCCCAATATCAAAATTATCATTCATTATGATGGCACGGCTTTTCACTAGTGCTGTATCGGGTACGTGAGATAGTAAATTATCAGCCAGTATAACAATTACGTTGTTTTTTCGAGCTATTGATTCAACATTTCGAACTATTTCAGGATATAGTTGCTCACTGTAATTGTAAAATTCTGTCATTTATTCTCCTTTTCACGTAAGGAAATTATATAGCGAGCATAATCGCGCAACTTTTCTTTTTCAGATTCTTCAATTTCCATACCGTCAAAAGCTAGTATTGTTTCATCGTCTAAAATATCTACTTTTTTCTTTTGGCTTAAGCTTGTATCTTCATCAATCCCCAACAAATACTCTGTTGAAACACTAAGGGTATCAGCTATTGCTTTAATAGCGGGGCCACTTGGTTCAACGCCTTGATTATATCTGT